TTATCACCATCAGCGTCTAAAATAATATCGCCTGATACATCTAATGTATAATCTCCAGTTATTGCTGTAGTTTCAGGTAGTGAAGTATTGGATGCACTAATAGCACCAATATGAACTGAAGTTATAGCTTCGTCAGATAAAGATCCTGAATCCCAAGCAACTGTAACTGTTGTATTAGTTGAAAAAGCAACAGCAGTAATAGATCCATAGATCGTGCCTGGTGTTGATGCTACAACTTTAACTCTTCTTCCAACATGATAAACAGAAGTTACATTAGTTCCTGCTATTGTAAAACTTGTAGAAGATGCATAAGCAGGTGTGTATGTTCCTGCTCCATCTCCATATTCGATCCATTCAACAGAATTGTAAAACTGTCTAATATCTGCCATTAGATCTCTAAAAGCATTATTGATATTAGAAGGCAACATACCCTCTGCAACAGATACTGAATTTGATGCTGTTGTTGAGTTGCTTCCTGCTGTTGTATCGTATTTTCCTATAAATGTTCCTGTCATGTTGCTCCTAATTCATAAACCAACTAAAAGCCTTATCGCTTTCAGTATTATTTTTGTTAACTAATTGATTCACTGCTTCTTCAATTTGTCTTTGAAAGTATTCTTGTGTTTCTATTGAATACCTTACGTTATCTATATCAATTGTATCTGCCATTATCTTGTTCCTGCCCTTGATGCTACAAGATCTATACCTTGTGCATGAGTAAATGTTGTTCCTGATGCTACTTTAACATTAGCTCTAACATATCTTCCAGATTTTCTAACTGGATTAATTCCAGAAGATACCATAGAAGATGAACTTGTTTCAGATTCTGTATCTGCTAATCGTTCTCTAGCTTTAACAGTTAATGTTGCGGTTGCATCTACAATAGGTCTTACACCTGTAATATTAGCTCTCAGTCCAGGGAAAGGTTCTATTTCTGCAGTTTCTACTTCACACTCATTAGCTGTGCCTGAAAAAATTGATGCTTTATAATCTGAATCAATTGCTCCTAAAAGCATTTGTCCACCAGACCAATAATCTGTATCTAATGCAGCATTAATGTTTTCTAAGTTTTGAGATATAATATCCATTAACTCTACAGTAAAAGCTCCAACAAATTGTGAAAATATTGTACTTGTATTTGCTTTAGCCAAAGACCATTTTTTTGTAGCATAATTATATATAATAATTTTATCACAAATACCTGTTGTATTAGTAGTGTTATCTTGTGATGGATATGCCCACATAGCTAACTGATTAAATGGATCTACTGCTGCACAAATTCTATCTGCATAGGCTTTGTTAAGATCTAAATCAAAAAATCTATTAACTTTTTCTACACCTATAGGTAATACAGAGTCACCATTAATTTGGTAGAATCCATCGTCTGCATAAAAGAAGATCTGTCTATTGTCTTGACAAACTGTTCTTCCATAAACAGCTCCTCTATTAGGAGAAATTACTGAAAGTCTAAATACAGTATTACCACCAACATAGTCCATACGAATGATTTGATTTTGTCTAAATACATAACCAACTTCACCTGATGTTATTGCTACGACTTGACCACCAGATCCTGGTAAATCTTGTGAATCAGATTGTTTACCTGACCAGCAAGTAATATCATTAATACCAGACCATTGTATTCTATTTGTTGCACCTACTATATTACCAACCACCAAGAAGTCTCGAACAACTCCTGATACTCTAAATACAGGTGCTGTACCAGCAGTTTGAATTGCTGTAAGAGCTGCAAAGTTAGTTGATGTTCCCATTAAATAATATTGAACTGCATCAACTCCATTGCTTGCAATAATATATTCACCAAATTGTGTGAATGTCCAAAAGTCATCATGGTCTCCAGTTAAACTTGCTTTTCTAGAAGTAAAAGCTCCTGAAGTTAATTGGTAAAGATTAGTTCTAGTTCCTACAAAGTTATAAACTGTATTGGAGTTATCTCTAAAAGATCCTGCTCCTTTAGAATCTGTACTTGTAGTATTAGAACTATAAGCAACTAAAGAAGGAAATCTTTTATAAGTATTAGCTGCATAATAAACATTAGTAGCTACTGTAGCTCCCTGTTGTTTATGATCAGGTTGATCAGGTAGCCATTCTCCAAAAGGTATCTGCATTATCTATTCCTGTAAAATGATAGATCCGTTTGAACATCTGTTCTTTGTGTAACAGGTGCTCCACCATATGAATCTTGTTTATCGTTATTCTCGCATCTTTCCATAGCTGCGATATACATTTGTAACCAATTTTGAGATTGACTTGGGTCCATGCCTCCTAAAAAATTAGATGCATGATAAAGACTTCCATATAAATAAATGCCTGGATGTTTTGATAATATTGGGTTAGATGCATTAGAAGAACTTAATGCTTCAATATTTTTGTAATATGATAAATATCCTGTATAGCTAGTATCAGGACTAGGACCAAATCTAAATTGATCTGTTTCATTATCTGCTTCAATTGTATAAACTCTAGGTCTACCAGAACTAGATCCACCTTTAGTTTCAAACATATTATGTGGAGTCATATATTCTAAAGGATACTTGTTAGATGATTGTAAAATATAAAATGATCTAACAGCTATAAATCCTGTAGGTACAGTTACAGTTTCAGCATTAATAGTAACAGTATCTATCTGTTCCATTTCTCTAATTCTTAATTTAGCATTATAATCTGCTTCAGTTAATTTAATAAAGTCATCAGCAATTTCATCTGATAAATCACTTCTATTTAACCAATTAGCTATAGATGCTTTTAATTCTGTATATGTTGATACTGCCATTTAACACGCCCACTTTCTTAATGCTTTGTTGATTCTACTATTAGGATCTCTAGCTGTTTTAGCTGAAGTTAATTTTCTTTTCATTCCTTTCATTCTTGCACAGAATGATTTTCGTCTAGCACTTGTTTTAGATTTTGTAGGTGCTTTTAAAGTTCCACCTTTATAACTAGCTCTACCTTTAGCATTTAATCCACCTGATGGTGATTTACCTTCTTTTCTTTGCCATGCTGGTGATTTTGCCATTATAAAGCTCCTTCTGACGTTCTAAAATATCTAAACTCACTACTGTTTAGTTTTTGTCTCATTATTTTCTTTTGTATTTCTTTTGGTAAAGCCCACCAGTTTCGTGTGCCATTATATTCTTTAGTCCAAATTTGAAGAATAATAGGTGGTACACTAGCAATCCTTCTCATATCTCTTGAAGCAGTATATCCATCATTAGATGTATATAATTCTTTATTCCTTTTTAATAAAGGATTGAGATTTTGCTGATTATTAATTGTTAATTTGCCGTCAGACTCTTGGATATATTTAGTCTTACTAGCATCAGCATTCCATTCTGTTGCTCGTACCTTAGCCATTATTCAGTTAATTCTGTAGCGTATAATTCTCCGTCAGAACCACCAATTCTTAATACTGCAATCTTTTCTCCAGCTGAAACTTTAATAGTTTCAACTTCTCCTGCAGGTAAATAAGTAGTACTTGTAGTTGCTGTTGGTGATGGTGCTATATGTATATGACACGCAATAGTGCCTACAACTCTTATATATTCTATATTAGCTGAAAAAGCTGAACTTGCAGAAGATGAACTTCCAGAAGTTAGCTTGTGAACAGTTCCATGTCTTAAACCATAGTTCATATTTTGTTCTCCTTATGTTTTGGTAATGTTCCCAGAACGTTCCAGGAACATTTACCGATTTAAATTATCTTCTTATAACGAATGTAACAACAAGTTTAATTGTATTACTAGAAGCTCCATCAGTTATCATTTCAATAGTTCCATCTTCAGCAACTTCGTTAGCTGCTGTTGGTTCTGCTGTATCTACGTCTCCAGCTGCAGATCCAGATTGTGTTACTGTAATTCCGCCACCAGTTATAGCTGTACCACCAATTTCGAAAGTAATTCCGCCATTAGCTGTTCCAATTGCACCTTGAAGTGCAGTTATAATTTTTATTACTTTGCCTCCATCAGGTACAGGCACGAATGTTGATGATGCTGTACTAATGTCTGCAATTGTTGATGTTAAAAAATAGTCGTTTAATGTTCTCATTTTGTTTCCTCATTGTTCCGTCTTTAACCCCTCTCAAGACTTCAATGTTATTAAGGTGCAAGGGGAGTAGATTTGAGGTTACTCCCCTACGCATTTATATTATTATGAAGTTGTTAAGTCAGCTACGCAGCCGCTTGCAGCTTCATTTCTTGATTCTAGAGTTGCCTCTAAAAGCAGTTGTTTTTTCTCTGTGTCTCCAGTTTTTGCAAGATCATGCATGTGGAAGTCTCTTAAGAAAGCTACTCCCCAGAAATCCATGTCTAATACCCAAGCATCTCTATCTCTAGAGAATCTGTTAGGTACTACTTGCAATTGACCAAAGTCAGAAGCGTAAACATCTACTGATGTGTATAAAGTTGCATCAGCACCTGCATCGAATCTAGTACTATTACCAGTAAATCCTGATAATTTTTGCTTGTTGAAAGGACCAACCATAATCATAGTTGGATTTCCACCAGCATCCCATACTGATTTAATTACAGATTTCAAAAGAGATTCTGTGAAAACTCTTTGAGTACCGTCAGTCGCTGCAGTATTACCTGCTGCTCCAGATGTACCTGAAGTTCCCATTACGTCATTAGTAGCAACCCATGCTCTTAATGAACCCATTTCTCTTGCTGCTGTTGCTGAACCTGTTACTTCAGCGTTGTTTGTTGTAAGCATTGCTTCCAAGTCTCTTTTAAGCTCTTTAGCTCTTTTAGCTACTTGATAAGCTATCTCAGATGCTCTACCAGCTTTGTCTACAGCTTCCTGCGTACCTGTGATTACAACTGTTTTGTCCATAATTTGACAAGAGTTAGATAATCTAGTTGTTGCAGTAATTGCATCCAAAGTGGCTTCGTCACCTTCGATTACAGCGTTTGATGTAGAAGCTGCTGCCAAACTGTCAGTTTGCCATTCGTGTAAAACTGCAGTTGCTTGTGTTTTCGCAGCTGAGCTTAAGAATGGAGTGTCAGTAGGCGAGATGTTATAAATAACATCTGACAGGTCTTCTCTTTCACCAACGCTATCATATGTGTCGAACGTATTTGTTGGTTGTGCCATTGTATTTTACCTTTTGTTTTGAGATTTAAGATTAATCATGTCAAGTATTGCAGACTGGGCATCTTTAATATGACCAGACTTACGCAACTTGCCA